CACGACCTACAGACTCGTTTTCAAAAAGTTTCTGCATCGCAGTAAGGTTTTGTTGATTAACTCCACCTTCTGCTGGCTTAGTACCCATAGTTACCAGTAATATAGCTTGATTGGTAGTCCTAGCTACCGCCATATCCATCTGTTTCATCTCCTGCTTCCAGTTTATGTCTTCTAGGACTGGATACCCCATAGGAACCGCAAAAGGCTCGTAATCCTGCTTTTTGTAAAACACAGCAGCCAGTCTTTCTGTGTCCAGAGGGATAGTGATTGCAGCTGCTCCTACATTTTTTGAGCTTTGAATTAATTTTTTGGTTTCTTCAGGAAGACTTTCGTAAACTTCTTGCTCTTCTTCAGTTTGAGGGTATCTGAGTTTTTGTAATTCGTAATCAGTAACGACCTTGTAATAAATACCAGTACTGAAAGTGATACTACCTTGAAGTTGTATATCTGATGGGTTTAAAATAATATATTTTGCTGGGATCTCTAACTCATCGGAAGCTTGAGCTAATCCAAATGTCTGATTTATCTTAAGAGCATCAGACCGATCCATTTTAGCATTAAAACGGTAGAGAAAAACATTTCCCGATCTGTAATACTCTCTAAAAAACCTGCTCTGCAAGTCTCCAATATTAATTTTTCTAAATAAGGTCTCGAAAAACTCTCTAGACTTTTTACTGCCTCCGGTATAGTAAAGATCACTAATAGAAAACTCTGTCATTAAATCTATCGTATTTCTGAAAACGGAAAAGTTATAATACGCTTTTTGACACAGGATAATAGTATCTCTAACGTCAATATTTGAATTATTTTTGACGCCATGAGAATATTTAAACGGTATCATACCATTCTCAATATTCCTAAACCTGTCAGTTCGCGGAATATCAGCCGCTACGTTTCTACGAGTCCTTGTCTGACTAGCTGTTGATTCATGCATAGCCATCAAAGGTTCCGAGCCTTGTTCCGTTTTCTTCCTTACTGCCATAATTTAATATAAATTTACACTTAACCAAACATTTTGGGAGTAAACGTATAGTTAATTTCCTCTTGTTTGGTATTTTTAATATCATTATAGGCCTTAACCGCCCAATTACCTAACATTAGTGTGGTGTAATTATCTTTTCTAGCTCGGTTGACAGAGCTACTGCGCCGTAAGTGTTGAGGTAAATCAAAAGTTTGTGCTCCTTTCGCTGTAGTCTTAACTTCAACTAAAGCACATTGCTTTTTAGTTTGATGAATCATATCGTCTTGGAACTCTATAAATTCCCCTTTTGTGTCGTGAGGGGTAAGTTTAAGAGGGACTGCCTGATTAGTAGCTTTATCGAAAAAACTCCCACAAGCAGCAGTTCTAGACCCGAACCAAATACGACGATGGTCAATGGAAGCCTGTAGGTATTCGTTAGCTTCTCTTAGGAAAGTGGTAGAAAATAACTGTTTAAAGCAGATAACACCTTCTTTTTTGTTATACTGACCTTTAGCCTTGAGTAACATATTTTGATAATCGACTCCGGATTTATCACTATTGTAATCAAAAAACTTAAGGTTAATTTTTAAATTAGTAAATAATTCAGACTCGTTAGCGCTATCAATAAATTGGTACCCGGCATTATCAATGATAATTAAACTTAAATCAAAGTTTGTCACTATATAATAAAGGTATTTTATATGATCTTTGAGATTCCCCCCAGCTACAGCATAAGAGTGAACTAACGTAGAGTTATTAGAAGCGTCTGGGTCGATTTCTAAAACTGACATGGCGAAATAATCTGAGCTAGGACTATTACTAAAACTTGGGTCAATTGCTAGGATATACTGTTGGTCTTTATCACCTTTTAAAAGCGTGTTAGGTTTTTCACCGTCTGGAATAGTACAGTCGTACATTTTCTTTGCACTAAAATAACTATCACTTCCATCAGTAAACTGAGCGCAATATTCACGTAAAAAAGAAGAGTTGGAAGAACCTCCTGATCGAGCTTCTTCTATAACTGTAGTATCAATCATATCGGGAGGGATGGAATCAAAGCCCATTTGAGATATAAAATAATTTGACTGTAAAATATCATCAGAATAAATATTCCCCATCCACTCTTTATAGGTTTTATATAAATTCTCAAAACTGAAGCTTGCTGAAGATAAAGCTATCATTTTGGAATTGTTTCTAAATACTATTCTATGCTTTTCCTCCATATCCCCTTTTGCTATGAGTTGATCCTCCATTTCCCTTATTTTAATTCTTTCTGCCATATCCTGAGGAGCCACCAAAAACGGCATAAGAACACTTTTGATTGTTTCTTCAGGTAATAATAGGAACTCGTCCAGTACCAAAATATTAGCACGAAATCCTCGAATTTTTTCACCACTTAAAGGAATAGCAGTAATAGTACCTTCATTGATTTTCCACTCAAACTGATCATTACGTTTAGATTTAACGCCAAAAGCATGAGCTAACATTTGAGCCTCTTTAGACTCAACAATCTTTTCTATGTTATTAAAAATAAATCGAGCTGTACGGAAAGTAGGACCAGCAATTAGTATCTTTGTTCTGGGTTCGAAAACACATTGTAAAAAACAATAAACCGCCGCTATAAAACTTTTACCACAACCACGCCCCCAAACGCACATATTAAAGTTACGATTAAAAAATGCTTTTAATGTAATCTCTTGAAAAGGAGCTAATTTAATACCTGACAAAAGTTCTGTCGTAAAACCTAAATTTTGGCGAAGAAATTTAGCTAAAGTTATTTTAGCTTGTCTATCTGTTATTTCTCCTTCTATTTGTCTATACTCTTCGTTTAGGTTAGGCAAAGAGGTTTTATATTTTTCTGGACAATACCACATTATAATAATTTTAAGTCGTAAGCTAGCTGAAGATCAAATTTATCTTTTAAAACATCTGATAATAAAAGTTTTTTAACTATCCTCACGCATTCTTGTCTTCCGTCTACGAAAAGAAATTGTATGTGGGGGTATTGCTGTATTAAGTCTCTGACATTATGAAAAATAAAATCAGGAGTAACTCTAGTATTTTTTTTATATACATGAGCTAACTTATTGAAAGCAAGACACTCTTCTATTTTTCTTTCAATTAAAATAACCATATAAGCGTCTTCTTCCGCAGCTTTAGATATTTCGTTTTTAAACCTTTCTAGACCGGAACTAAGAGTACCAATTAAATCAGGTACAGATTTTCTTTCTATGTAAGTATTGTGAGTTTTAGCTTTATCATTCAAACAGTAGTCTCCAAATTTCAAACCTTTTACTTCTGTAGGGAAATCTAAAATTCTCAAAGGTTTCTGTTCTCGTGAGTCGATATATATTAAATGATCTTCGTTAAATTTTTCTTTGAAAACCATTTTTTTTGGAAGATCTGACAATTTATTTTTAAACCCTAAAGATTCACAAAGTTTATAATAATTATCAAAAATAACTTCATAAAAAGGAATAGGGGGAAAAGGTAAGGTCCTCAGTTCAACTTGTGTTGGGGAATACTCTATATTTTTTTCGAGCTTTCTTTTTACAAGTAAGTTTTTACAATAATCTCTAGCTTCTTCAATCGGAATCTTTTTGAGCCAACTTTTTAAACTTTTTTTATCATTAAAGTCTGAAGAAAAATACTGATCTTTATTTTTAAATTTAATGAGTTTTTTTGTATGTAAATCATATCTAGGGTAATGATTGTGATAATAATCTTTTACGGAAATTTTATGAGCCTTCAAATGTAAATGAAGCCCTTTATCTTTTGTAAATTCTTTCTCACATATTTTACACTTAACCATTTAAAACCTCTTCTTCGCTTATACCCATTATCCTAGACTTTATCTCCTCCATAGACCCGAGTCTTTCTATCTCCGAAGAAATATTTTTACGTCTAAGGTCGGCTATCTTAATCATTTTATTGCGAGACTCTTCATCTTTCCAAAGTTCTACCAGATTTAAAATAGAAGCAGATTGCTGCATCTGTTTGCTCATCCGTTGACTTCTTTTTTCTTTTAACTCGTTCAGTAGTTTAGTTTGCCTGTTTACACATTGATTATATTCAGTTTGTGCAGTATTGATTGCTTCAACCAAACTCATTGCCATTCTGCGGCCTTCCGTATCTTCAGCGTTTTGATCTAATAGAGTTTGCAGTCTTTCAACTCTTCGTTGGATATTCGAAGCTATCACCACCTCTGCTGATAAAACAATATACTGATCTACCTCTTCTTGAGTAAGGTCATCTTTATCCCATGTATATCTTACAAAACTACTCTCGAATAGTTCCCTATCAGTTTCTATAGAGTATGTACCAATTTGATGTAAGAATCGATACGTATGCATGTACCCGATTAGTGTGGAAAGATTTCTTTTATGTTTAGAAGTAACTTTATTTTTATCTATACCGTTATGAACATACTTATTAACTCTTACTAATGCTCTTGCTTCAGATTTGGGGGGAGCATATCCTCCTTCCGGGGTCTCTTCGGGTGTAACGTCAGAGTACTTCACCTTATTGTCTATATTGTTTAAGTACTCTAAAAGAATTTTATATCTAAGATCGAGTGCAGATATTTTAGGTTCTTCAAATATAACTCGAGCTATTTCCATAGCTCTCATAGATCCACAGTTATTATATATATACTCTTTTTGATCTTCGGTTAATTCAGTTTTTTCTTTTGGGTAATGCTTACTTGTAACTTTAGCTTCTAGACCCTTGTCCAATAAAAATTTTTTAACAGCTCTTCCTTCTTTAGATCTTCCGTCTTGTTTATCTTTTGGCAAATCGGGAAAGATAGATTTCATAATCTCATTTATATAAAGATTCTTATCTTCTCCGCTGTTCCATAATTTTAGGATAGCTAGTTCTTGGTCTGGACTAAGGGTAAACGTTTTAGCGCTCATAGTATTTCTATATCGCCATCATTTAACATTTTTTTAACTTTATTAATAATAGCTTTTTTTACATTTTTGATTTGCTTATATCCGGGGACACGGTTTTTTTCATTTGTTTTATACCCCATCAATGTTGCAGCATCTTCTTCAGACATATGATCAATATACAGAGCTTTGTATATTTTCCATTCAGCTGGTTTTAAACTTTCCCTCATCTTTGCGTTAACTTTTTCCATGACTCTTATAATATCAATATTACTGTATTCGGCAGCGTTTAACTCATAGGTATGGTCGTTTATCGAGACGGGGAGTTTAGCGTTATAAGCTTGTTTTTTTGTTTTGCTCCAGTTAGCAAAAAGAGGGCAGGCTTCACTTTGTTTACCGTATATGTAACATAAGTCTCCAGCTTCTGCTGCAGCACATTTCAGACAG